ACCCCGCCTCGAGACCCCGAGTTAGAGACCTGTCCGTACATTTTTCCTTCTTCTCTTATATTATTCCTCTGAGTAAACATGCCTGCCCTCAAAGCTCAATGGTGGTGTTTCACTGTCTTCTTCGTGTCCGCTACGGCTCCTGATTTGGTGCCCCTGTTCGAGAACACGCACGTTAGTTACGCCTGCTGGCAAGAGGAAGAGTCTCCCACGACTCGACGTCGCCACCTGCAGGGGTATCTCCAATTGAAGGGTCAGAGGACCTTGAACCAGGTGAAGGCAATATTTGGGGATTTGAAGCCCCATCTTGAGAAACAGCGAGCTCGTAAGACCGACGAGGCTCGCGATTACTGTATGAAAGAGGAAACTAGGGTTTCCGGCCCCTTTGAATTTGGGGAGTACTGTCCTGCTGGTTCTCACAAACGCCGACAAAGGGAACTCGTAATTCGATCTCCGGTGAGAATGGCAGAGGAAAATCCGTCTGTCTTCCGACGAGTCAAGGCAAAGATTGCTGAGGAAGACTTCCAGAAGAGCGCGCCTGAGATTCAAATTTCAAATTTGAAATCTTGGCAATCGCGCCTACAGACGCTCCTGTATAGGGACCCAGATGACCGCACTATCTTCTGGGTTTACGGACCGGATGGTGGGGAAGGGAAATCCACCTTTGCCAGAGACCTGTACAGAAGTGGGTCCTGGTTCTATACACGTGGAGGATCTGCAGATAATGTAGCTTACCAGTACATAGGTCAATTAGGAAATAATATTGTATTTGATATCCCTCGTGATAAGAAGGATTATCTACAATACAGTTTAATAGAGATGTTTAAGGATAGATTAATAGTTAGTAATAAGTACGAGCCTCTTATGGCACCCTTAATTAAATGTATTCATGTAGTTGTAATGTCTAATTTTCTTCCAGACTTTGAGAAAATTAGCGTTGATAGAGTCCATGTAATCCCATGTAGACCATGTGGTGTTTGCCTTAAACACCATAATATTAATGATAATTGTGATGATTATATTGATTAAATAATTTTGTTTCTTTAATAAAAGAAAGAATGAAATGAAAAAAAATAAACGAACAATATCCATCCTTATTCATTTGAATAATAAGTGCCGCGCAGCGGCATTCAAAAAAATAAATAAAAAAAAATAAAAAATATGTCTACAAAAACGACGTCGTACTCATAAAAACATATTTGGGTCTAAAACATAAATATGTGAAACTTGCGTGCTTGCGGAACAAAGACTGAGGAAGATGCGGTTAAGCGGAGTAAATATGATAAGTCTTCAGGGGTATGCGCTTGCAATTAATGAGGTCTCTTGGCTATAAATAACACGTCACGAGGCGGGTGTAGTATT